GAGAAGTTTGGTTTCAACTATAATAAAAAAGAAAAAGTTGAACCAATGACTCTTAAAGCATTTGTTAAAGAACAAGTTGAAGGTGGAAAGAAATTGCCTTTTGATTTGTTCGGAGTATACATCGCAAACAAAACGAAAATAACTAACAAATAATAGGTAATAATATGAAGCTAAAAGACGGACAATCGAACGAAGTAGCGATTAAAAAAGAAGCCGGTGCAGTTGCTGCAATAAATATTGAGCAATTCGCTGATGAAGGATTTGATAACGTAGATTCAAAAAGTCTTGCGTTACCATTTCTAAAAGTTCTTGGACAACTTTCACCTCAAGTCACACAAGGTGATAGCCAATTCATAGCAGATGCTAGACCAGGAATGATCTACAACACTGTGACTAATGAGTTGTATAATGGAGCTGAAGGTATCAACGTGATCCCTTGCTTTTACAAACTCGAGTACATTGAATGGAAGGACAGAGATAAAGGTGCTGTTGCTCCAGTAAATGTATATCCATCTGATTCAGATATCATGTCAAAAACAACAAGAGGTGATGATGGAAAAGATAGATTGGAAAATGGTAACTATGTAGAAGAAACTGCATCCCATTATGTAATGGTGGTGGAACCAGAAAAATCTTCTACTGCTTTAATCACAATGAAATCTACTCAAAGAAAAAAATCTAAGAAGTGGAATTCTATGATGATGTCTCTCAGAGCAAAGAAAAAAGATGGCAAAGGTTTTTTTAGACCTGCACCATTTACACAAGCCTACAAACTTAAAACAGTTCTAGAAAAGAATAACTTAGGTTCATGGTATGGTTGGGAGATAGAGCATATTGGACAAGTGGAGAGCGAAGAAACAATCAAAGCAGCTTTTGACTTTTATGAGTCATGTAAAAAAGGTGCAGTGAGAGCTAATCACAAAAACGAAGAACAAGTAGAAAAAACTCCATTCTAGTATGGACCTACTTGACAAGACCTTGGGAGAGTTTGTAGAACTCTTCCAAGGCTCTACTACATATTTTGGTGCTTCCGTACCCCTGGGTCACAAACGTGATCGAGATGGTAAGCAAGAATTCAGACATTGGGTTGAACCTAAACCCATGACCAAGGATGATTGGTTACAACATTTAAAAGGAGA